CTCTCGTAATGCCTCTGTTGCAGAAATTCCGTTTTGGTCTTGCTCAAATAAAGCAAAGGGTATTTCGTCAATATGTTCATCCGTCAAAGGCTTGCGTTGTGGTGTGGTGTAGAGCTTTGTACCTTGTAACAGTGGTCCATTTGTCCATTCAATGGTATAGCGACTTATGTGAACTTCTGCTACCAATGCCACAGGCTCATCTTTTGTTTCTAATTGTTCTTTGTAGGTAGATTTAGATGCCATGTTTTGCATATCTTTTGTTAGTCCTCCATACTCAAGGATTGCTCTAGCAAACAATACAGGAAAGTCAGCGTTGCCAGTCGCTTCAACCAACCCTTCTGCTTTGCCACTCATGTGCAAATAAATGTTGTGTATTTCTTCATCAGTCATCTTTGTCCTCCATTTCTTTTAACATATGGTTCAACGCCATCATCTGTTTACTTTTTTCCATGCGTTGGGCATGAAGAAAATTCATTGCATCGCTCAAGGCTTGCGTAGCCCCATACAGTTCAATGATTTCTTCTTTAATTTCTTCTTTGGTTTTCATTCTTGTCTCCTTGTTCTGATATCTTGAGCAATGCTTTGTTGAGCAAACAAATATCCTTTTTTTATATCTTTATTTTCATCATGCAAAATTCTGTTTTCTGCAATCTTTGCACATTCCTCACGTTCTTTTTCTGCTACCAGTTTGGCAAAGGCTATGAAATTGTCACGTTCTTCTTTTTTAATAACTCCACCAAATGCTTGGCAAGCCATTTCTATAATTTCTTCTTTAGTCATGATTTAGTACCGAGTAAATAAGCCATATGATCAACAGCATCCCTACTGCTGAACATATGGCGCATAAAAGTGCAATGAAAACTAGAATAGTCATTCGACTTTTTCTGCAAGCAGTTCTTGCAAAACCTCGAGCATAATTTTGGCCTGGTCCCTGGGGATGGTACAGCTCGCAGAGCCACCTTGGAAGGCCAGATACATCCATACTGCACCTTCATCCCACTTGTCAAAAGATACTCTGCAACCGTGGTTTGCTTTGATCAAAATGTCTTCCATGTATTTCTCCTTAAAGCCCCCGAAGGGGCGGTTGATTTAGTTGGACAATGCTGTTGTTGTGGCGCTGAGGTGGTTCAATGTGACCTTTGTGTGCTTTTTAATCAAAGCCTCTGGAGCATTCATCTCTTTTGCAACTGATGCCCATGAAGTGCTTTTCTTCTCTGCTGTGTGCTTGATTTGTGTGACGTACATAGTTCCGCTGTATGTACCCTCTCCGAGCAATTTGATTTGGTCCTTGAGGGACTCCGCCTGCTCCATGAGTTGTTCGATTTGGTCTTGGATCAATCCGAGTTCGTCTACGATTTTGAGTGCTGTTGCTGTTGTCATGATGGTTCCTTTTAAGTTAAATGCCCGATTTGTTTCGGTGATTGAATCTTAACTTAAAGTTAATATCCCTGTCAACAATATGGATATTATATTTTTAGGAGATTCGCAACATCCTCTGCCAAGTCCTCTTCAGTGAACCCCCAATGCTTGGGAAATCCCTTCGTACCAAGACCGTGTACGCCTGTGTTGCCCCTGTGGTGCTCAGGGCATAGAGGTATCACCGTCATGTTGCTGGACCGTCCCCAGCCACCAGACAATCGCCTTGGATGGTGAAGTTCTGCTGGAGTGCCTGCATAACCCATACGTCTGCATACAGCACAACCCAGCTCGGCCACCGCATTCATGTGTTTTTTTTCTTCTTTGGTGGTCATGTCAGTGCCCTATCTAAAGCCCTGTTGCTGGCCTCCTGTGACCTCCAGACCTCAATTCTGGCCTCCGCGGCCACCAGTTGCCATTTGAGTTGCTCCTCGATCTGCATGGCGTCTCTAATCGCCTCCAGATGCCTTTTGTACTTGGGGTGGCTATATGCCTCTCTCTCTTGGGCGTTGACCGCCTCATAGCCCGCTACAAGGGCCTCCTTGCACAGCTCCGCCTTCAGACTGTCTCTGAACTTCTCGAGGTAAAACCTGTTCGCCTTGGCTTGGGCATACTTGACCGCGTTTTCGTACATGAAATCAACCGCGGCATTGGGATCAATTAGTTTGTCTTGCATTTGTTTTTCCTCTATGTGTTTAAGTTTGGGTCCCATTCATTTTCAAAATCTAATCCAGTAAAAGATAAAGATATTGATTTATCTAAAGCTTCCACTGTGTGCCACCAACAAAATGGCATAAAGATGGCGTCTCCCTCATTGACCGTTGTCTCGATGATCTTGACATCTTTCATCAACGGAAATTTTTCAAAGTCAATATTTTTGTTGGTGAGCTGACTGAATATCGTGACATGGTTATACACGCGAGGTGTGTCAAGAATAGAAACAATTTTCCATTTTTTTGAACCGACGATTTGTACGTTTACCAATCCCATAACATCTTGATGCATAGTGGTGTAAGACCCTTTCGAGCCCATCCATAAAAAGCTGGCACCATCATTGGGTGGACGTTTAATAAACTCTGGAAGTGTTCCAATTGCTTTGTACAGCTCAGGTAATTTTTCAATCAATCGATTGTTTGCCGTAATGTATAAATTATTTGTTTCATCCGTAGAAAGAAAGTAATCCAATAAATCGTGCAATTTAATTTTTTGTTTATGGTTGTTCATATGCAACTCATATTCTTCTTCAGAGTCGCGGTTGCCCATAACTTCAATGTCGGTATTGTTGAAGTTGTTTCTCATGTACTCAAATGACCATACATTTTTGTCCCAGTCATTTGTAAAATTTTTAATAACGACTGGCCGCATGGTGAGCCAATATTTTTCAAAGAATTCTTGCTTGCTTGGCATTTCAATAACATCTATTTGCTCATACATTGGGTTTTGTTCCCACATCATTTGAACACTTCTCAATGTGGCGGCAAATTTGATTTTTTCTCTGTGCAGGCCTTTTAAAGCCAAATATGTCGGAGAGGCGTAAACCGTTTTTACTTCATTAAGAACGTCTTTTAACGCAATACCACGGTCTAACATGATGTTGGCCAAGTAATCTTCAGAGTTTCCTCTCACAAGATTTTCAGCAAACCAAACCTTCCATGATTCGTTCATATGCTGACCTCTCTTCCATCACGGTAAAACAATGTATTGCCTCTGCGGCTGGGAAAGCTGAAATGGTCGTCAGCTCCAATCCTCACAGATTTTGACAACAATTCATTTCCGTCATAAGGCACAAACTCAACTGGTGCGCGTCTGGTTTTTGCAACAGGATTGGTGTATCTACCTAGATGGTCCAGCTTCTCTGAGCCCTTTGGCGTGATGTAGTAGAGGGTTTCGTTGCGAGTGATCATGCCGTCATTGAGTAAGGGCTGGATGATCGATTGGTCAAATATTTTGGTTGAGTCTTTAAAATTCACAACTCTACGCCAGTGGCCAGCCTCCATGGCCATGACTTCAATCTTGCATAGGCTCTGGTGAATCCTACTCATTCGGGTGTATTTTGGTTGCATTTAGTCTCCTAAAGTATTCAGCAATTAACAAAGATTCGGCACGTCCTCCATCTTTTACGCGACTGAGTGGTGCCATCGGGAACAGTTCTCTGGCCAAGTCAAGGGAAACTTTCTTGTCAGAATCGATTTTGAGCGCTTTTTTCCAAACTTGAGGGGTAACCATGTAGCAGGGCGTTTTGAAGCGTTTGGCAAGCGAAATGGCCGCGCCGAAGGCCATCCCAAACGAAAAGACACTCACAACCCCTTGTTTGGGCATGGAGTGAACCCGCTCCACCACCACAATCAGGTCTTGGCCATCACGGGCTTGAGACATCTCGGACCAGACTTTCTCGGTGTCAACGATTCCCAGCTCGTCAACTTCCATGTCGCCGCAGGACCAATACTTGCCATGGTGGTCGATCATTCCCCACGCTCCAGTTTTGCCAGGGTCAATCCCGCAGATCAGCATCTTTCAACTCCTTGAGTCTGGCCGCCACCATCTTGCCCAGCCCTACCCAGCACCCAAGTTCGTCTGCCTCCATCTCCCTCACGCGATACCTCGCATGGTCTATCGTCGCAGGGTTCATCGCCATTCGAGCATAGTGGTCCGCAATAGTCTCCAGTGAGATATAACGCCATGTTGATATCTCGGATTGTGGTTGGTCGTCCATGTTTTACAGCAGTCAAAAGTTCTTGGGCTTGGTAGTAGTTCAAAATTCGTCCTTTGGCTCATAGTAGTTAGCAATACCATGGTCAGCTTTGCCAATGTTTCTGGCATTGATCCGAGCTGTAATGGCCGCCCAGTGATCAGAGTCAGCCCAAGCATGGGCAGAACACAGAGGCTTACCCATGTTCACGCTCCAACGATTGGGACAGCCGTAGGCTGAGCACATCAATCGTGCCTCTGAATCGTAATCTGAGTTTTTTTCAATAATTGGTTTTGCGAATGTCATTTGTTGTACTTCCCATCAATGATTTTTTGAAAATTTGTTGCGTTTACTACCCACTCAAGGTCTGGCCTCCACGTCCTGTCTTTAGACTCAAAACCCTTCGCAAGAGAAGTATCGTTTGCTATATAGGCAAAGAATGAATCCCACCAAGCCAGACCTTTGTCCATAGAGTTGTAGCCATCAGGAGAGTAGTTGGATGGTTTGCTGGCTTGAATCCACCTTTGTTTGAGCATTGTCTGTCTGTTCCCCTCCCACGATCTGGGTTGAGTCAAGTGGGGTAGATGCTTTCCCCAAAGCTTTAAAATTTCTTGTTGTGGACAAGTCAGAACCTTGGGTTCGGACAAAGAAGCTTTAGCTTCTATAAATAATGGTTCTTGGTTATTGGTTATTGGTTTATGGTTATTGGTTAGTTGCTCATCTGTTGAACTCTTGCTCAACACCTGTTCAACACCTGTTGAATTCTTGTTCAACGCCCGTTTAATAGCTGATGCTTTACCAGCTTTGGATTTGTCGTTTATGAATTCTTTATAGCTACTTATCTCTTCTTCACAGCGAGACTGATACCAATACCCATCTTTTAAGGTAAAGAACATTTTTAAAATGCCTGAAACTGCTTGCTCATTGTCCCTAGCATTTAATTTCATGCTCAAGGTAAAAAGATCGTCAGGAAGTGGGCTCTCGGTATCGTAATAGATCCAGAGTAATTTGAGATAAATGCCAACTTCTTCGTTGGTTAAAAACGCGGTGTCCTTAATGAAGTCACCAATGTGATGCTGATAGTAATGCATAAAACCTTACGTTCTTGGTTGTCGTTACAAAGAAACAGTGGCAGGACGGTAACGAATCGTCTTTTCGGGAGCTACCCTAGCCATGTTCAAAAAAATTCTACTCTAAAAATAAATCTGGGCGCAACTCATTTCTAAGTACTAACCCTTGTGTTGCTTTTTCAATTGCAACTGCCAATTTGGGTGAAGGCTTTCTATGGCCATGAATGATGAGAGACAGCCAAGTGGCTGATACACCCAAATACTCTGCCATCTCTGCAATTGCTCCTATTGGTTCTTCTTTGAAATACTCTGTCAATGTCATTCTTTTTATCCTTGTGGGTTGTTGGCACTACCCTGCACACTTAAAGAGGGAATATATCCCACGGCTATGCATCGCCTTTACAGGATTACCAACACGGCTGGGAACTGCTCTTGCGGAATTGCAAAGCAACTGGGTGTATACCCCCAACAATCCCCATGCGTCTTGGTGTTGACTACTTGCTCCATTACCCCCACTGATCAGGTGGCCCTTAAATAGGGGGTGCCTTCACGGATCCCGTTCATCAGCAGGCCAAGCAATTTTACTTTCGTCAACAACTCTATTCTATTTTAATTTATAGTTAATTACAACACTTTCTAAAAGTATTTAACTTTTTGTTAAAACCGTGATACTATTCGTTTGCGTCGATTTGACGTTTAGGAGAAACACATGGGAAAAGTCTACTACACCACAAGCACAGGAATCAAAATCGGTTCGTGCTACACCCCACCTCTTCGCAATTTAAACACTGATGAAGAGCGTGTCCAAGCCGCAATTCTCGGCATCGAACATGACTGGTCTTTACGCAGAACCTCATGGTTTTGTTTGTACTGCACTTCAGTCATCACTTTTGTTTCAGTTTTAATGGCATGGGTGCGAACATGAACGAACACAAATTTTTTGAAATCTTTTCACGGGTGGTCTTCTTAATTGCAATGATCGTCGTGTTTTTTGATCTAACCTTCTGGAGACCTTAAATGAAAGAAATTATTGAGCTGAAATTAAACAAAGCAAAACAAATCCTAGATCAAATTGGATTCAAGTATGCGATCATTGACTCTGACAACGTCAAACATGGTGAACTTGAATTACACAAAGAATCTAAACCAAGAAAAGAACCAGCATACCCACTGGGTGAGTTGACCAACTACATCAAACCATATTTACAAAATCTTCAAAAAGGTGAATTTGCTGACATTCCTTATGGCAAGTATGAAAGAAGCATTCTTCAGCGTTCTGCCTGCGGTTATGTCAATGGAGAATGGGGACCACACACATACACTACACACATGGGCGAAGAACACTTGGAGGTTTTCAGATATGTCTAACAGAACATTTTACGAAGCATTTGACGAAATTTTTAACGAACAAGACGACATCGAATCAGATTTATGGGAGATTGAACAAAGAGCAAAAAACTTACCACCAAAAGACCTTGAACAAGTAATTAAATTTTTAACAGAACTTCAGAAAGAAATATCATGAGTTTCATAGTAGAACAAAACACAGAATCAAACTTCAAACCCGTACCTGCTGGTTCACATTTGGGCCGTTGCTGGAGAATCATTGACCTTGGCTCACAAAAAGTTGAGTACATGGGTGAAACCAAAGTTCAGCGCAAAATCATGATTGGCTGGGAGTTGTTTGGTGAAACCGACGACGGCACGCCCCTTAAAACCGACGACGGCAAGCCCATGTCCATCTTCAAGCAATACACCCTCAGTTGGTCCGAAAACGCCAATTTGAGAAAGGATTTGCAGGCATGGAGGGGTAAGCCTTGGACCGACGCAGAAGCCAACCGATTCGACCTTAAAACGGTTCTTGGCGCCTTTTGTATGCTCAACGTCATTGTGACCAGCAAAAACGGCAAAACCTACTCTAACGTGGGCGGCATCTCTCCTGTGCCTGCAATGATGAAGTCTGCTGGTCTTCCCAACGGCGTCAACAAAACCCAGTTGTTCACCATTGCTGACCCTGACATGGATGTGTTCGACAACCTGAGCAATCACATCAAACAAAAGATTGAGGGTTCGCCTGAGTGGAAATCAAAAGGTCAGCCAAAAACATCAGCTCAAAGCTGGTTTGATGATATGGAAGATGAAATCCCTTTTTGATACTAAAGTATTAAGATGAACGTCTTAAAGATTGTCCAACACAATCCTACCCAGTTCTCAGATGAGTTTGAGGACTGGATCAAGGACAACTTGCACATCTGGAAAGCCTTCGAGAAGGAGGCTCTTCTTGTACGGGCAAAGGGTAGGGAACACTACTCAGCCCGTACCATTATTGAGTTCTTGCGCCATCACTCTGCTGTCAGTGAAGTTGGTGGTATGTGGAAGATCAATGACCACAGCGTGCCTTATCTGGGCAGGTTGTTTGTCTTGGTCCACCCAGAGGCCAAAAACTTCTTTGAATTCAGAAAAATCAATCCCAAAAACAAACAAATTTCACTTTTTTAAAGGCAACTATGATAGTAAGAGCTTCAGAATCACAGCACTGGTATGACCGCGAAGGTAAACCAGCATATACCGTTATCGCCAAAAATGGTGAGCCACGGCCTACAACGCTCAGAGACGCACGCAAACTCAACTTGGTACCTTCGGTTACCACCATCTTAAACGTGGCCGCCAAGCCCGCTTTAGAGGCTTGGAAACTCAATCAAATGATGTATGCGTGTCTCACCCTTCCCAGAGTGGATGGAGAGACTGAAGAGCGTTTTATTGAGCGTATTGTCAAAGACTCTAAAGAGCAGGCTAAAAAAGCCGCCGAACGTGGTACCAATATTCACGGAGTCATTGAATCGTTCTATGAGGGCGTTTACCTTGCAGATTTCATGGACTATCAAGTCGGTGTCGATAAGGCCATGCAAGCCTCTTTTGGGGATCCAGAGTGGGCAACTGAAAAGTCATTCTGCAATGAGCTTGGGTTTGGCGGCAAAGTGGACCTTCACTCAAAGTTTGGCCAAGGCATCGTGGTGGACTTCAAAACAAAGGAATTCACGGACCCCAACACTGTGGACGCCTATGATGAGCACGCCATGCAGTTGGCCGCCTATCGGGTTGGACTCGGCATTCCAAATGCCAGATGCGCCAATGTGTTCATCTCAGTGACGGAACCAGGGCTCGTCAAAGTCGTCGAATGGTCCGAAGAAAAGATGAATCGCGCGTGGGAGATGTTTCAAGCACTCCTCACATATTGGCAAGTTAAAAACGATCACAGGTGAAATATGGGATACATAGCCGCATTCTTTTGTTTTTGGGCTTGGCTGACGCACATCTTCTTTTGCTTTGGCCATGCCGCTTGGGGCTTTCTGCTTGCAGGAGCCATCTTCTTCCCCATTGGAATCCTCCATGGGTTTTATCTTTGGTTTAATTGAGGAAAATTTATGTCTAGAATAAAAATTGATATTGCAACTGATGAATTTGAGTTTGTAAAAGAGGCAATTGCTTATAAAGCCAAAGCTTTGATCGATTATCTTGATCGCTGTAAAGCAGAATGTGAAATTAAAGATGTTGAAATCAATGGCTTTAATAATGCATTGAGAGAAATGATTGATAACCCTACCTTTAAAAAAATTGGTAGACCCCGTAAAACTGTAAGGAGAACACGCAATGCAAAATAAATATTTAACAGAAGACGACATCAAACAAGTTTTTTTTCAATGCAAGATGGATGACCCCAACGGTTATGACTTTGATGAACTGTTGGATTTTGCCGACAAGGTGATTTTGACAGCATCATTCAATGTTGCTCGAGCAGAGCGTGAGTTGTGCATTGAGTTTGTTGAATCCCTCAACAGCGAGGTTGCTAAGGCTCTCAGAGAGAAAAGAGGCAATCTGTGACCTCCGATGACGTGATCACAGGGATACTCGGAGAAGGGTGGGAGCCTGAAATCCTGCCCTACTTCTTGGAAACCATGAAAATAGCATTCATCGATGCAAACAGGTACCATTTTGTTCGAGACTTTGCCAAGACGTTAACTTTCAGTAATAATCCAAGGGACAGATTACAAATGAAAGAGTTCGACGAAATGTTGGACAAAAAACGCAATGATTTTGATGAAAATAACTGACGGTAAATTGGAGGCCAACTGGGATGAAATGAAAGCCCTGTCGGATGCCTACGACCGTGGTTGTCGATCAGAAGAATCATACAAAGCAAAGATGTTCGCTCTCATGTTTGAGATGGGTTACAACTCAGCCATGGATGACATTGAACAGCAGGGATTGCAAATGGGCTATCTCATGACCCACACAATGGGCAATGCTTAAAAAAAGGGGGGGATTTATCGTCCCCCCCGAACTTCCTTTGCAAGGCAACTGCTAGGATTAAGGGCGTGGATAAACGAATGCAGGCGTAGATGCCGTGTCCAGTTCATCCATTGTTGGGGGTTGTTTGTATTGTTCGGGTGTTGCCGCTTGATTGGCTCTGATTCTATCCAATACAGCCAAAGCCGCGGGAGAAGCCAAAGACATACCCGTACCAATTTGGCTGGCATAAGGCAAAGGCAATCTTCTGACAACTTGGCCAGCGGCTCCGAGACCACCAATAACGGCCCCAGGCATATCTCCAGCGTTATATCGAGTTGATGCCTCTTGGCCCAGTCCACCCATAATGCCGCCAGATAAAGCTCCACTGATGGTGTTTGAACCCAACACTCTTGAACCAATACTTGGCTCATTCACTGGAGGCTTTGCAAACCTGAATGTAGGCGTTTTATTGTTGATTGTGGCGCCTTTACGCTCGCCAGACTCAAATTGGTGTGCTTGACCATAAGTAAGGCCACCACGGTCTTTGTAGCCCATTTCACGGGTCCAATTCTGAACACCAGTTGTGGGCTTATTGGGTTGGCCAGCCAAGTTATTTGCGATTGCGTTGAGCTTTTGAGTGGTAGACACACCTAAACCTCCAACACCACCGATGCCAGCTCCCATAACAGCTCCAGCCACATCTCTCTTCACGTCGATTGGAGCAGGTGCATTTGGAGTCTGATAGGGTGCAAGAGCTTCAGCCCTTCTCTTTTGAAAGTCTTCATCGCTGGCAGGTGTGACTTCAGTTTCAGGTTGCTCAAATCCACCCAAAGCTTTAATGGCCGTCAAATAGTCCATGGTTGACTTTGGAAGCTTCTGCTCACCAGTCGACAATGCTTTGTGGTCCATGCCTGCGTTATATCCAGCCACGGCCATCACTGGGTCTTTGAATTTATCAATACCTTGCTTCAGATAAGACAAACCAATCTGCGTGTTCTTTTTGGGGTCAGAGAGGTCTTCAGGCTTATAACCCATCATCTCAGCAGTGGGAGGTCTAACTTGCCACATACCCACTTCGCCGTTATCACCTATGCGAGGCTTACCGTTTTCATCATTGTGAGTCAATCCACTTTCATGGAAGGCAACTGTGACGGCCAAAATAGGATCAACGCCAATTTCTTTGGCCTGTTTAATGATCTGCTTGGCGTTAGCCGCTTGTGTTTCGTTTAAGTTGTCAAGCCATTCAAGTGCCATGATGAACCTATTCTCTAGGCTTTAAGCCAAGTTGATTTCTGATGCTATTTCCAATTGCTGTCGGGGCAGAAGCTGGAGCTGTTCCACTAGTTTTGGCTTTTTGTGGATTGACGATGTTATTCAAACGCTCATAGTAAGCTTGCTCAGTATTCGTATATTCATCAGAATCTTTGAAGTCGTCAGCATTCATGCCAGTTTTGCGAAGCTTGCGAGCGACATCTCGTTCAAATTGAGCTTTAGCCTCCAACATTTCAATCTTCTTTTTCAATGTTTCAGCAGAGTCTCTGATGCCAGTACCCATTGAATTGAACATCTTAGTTTCAAAGTCAGAGATTGAACCTTGACCTTTGGCCAATGATCTAAACCCAAAGTTGATTTGAGCCAACAATGATGTTAACAATTGAGAGTTGTTTATGACGTCTTGAGGTACGCCAGTTTGACTCATGATTTTACGGATGTCGTCGCCAGTGATTTTGAAGCCTGGGATGCCAATGCCATTATCTAAAGCTGTACCAAGTGCTGATACAAAATCACCGTTCTCAAATACACCAAGGGTTTTTTCAATGCCTGGTTGATTCAGGAGATTTTTAGTACTTCTGTACGTCGCAATTTTGCTTGGGGCTTCATTTCCAGCGTCAATGATACTTTGGAAACGCTTGTCTTCACCTTTGGCTCTGAGCGTTTCTGTTTCTTCTTTAGCTTTAGCTCTTGCGGCAACAGCGGCTGAAGACATATCTGTGACTGGATATTTATCAGCTTCAGCTTGAGCAGAAGTTTTTTGAGCACCAGCAGGCTGGAAGTTGGGCGTAGTGAAGTTTCTATACCACTCAGCGCCTTTGCCTTGTGCTCTGGCTTGTCTGTATTGATCATAGTCATAAGGCGTCATCATCACCTTACCACCAGCTTCAGGGATTAAGAATTCCGACGCTGTTTGGCCAGGTATGGGTTTATTCAAATATTCCTGAGCCTGTGTATCAAACACAGTTCCATTCATTGCAATCTTGAACCGCTCTGATCCAAGTTTTGCCGCTTCCATCAACATCTTGGCAAGCTCAGGATCTGCCTCACCATAAACAGCCGCAAACTTGAGGGCATCATTTACCGTCACGTTTTGCATTGTTTGTGGAGCTTGAGCAGGTGCTCCACCAACTGGAACGGCCTGTGCAGAAGGAGCATTACCAGCAGTTGGAACATTCTGAGCGGTAGGTACGTTTTGAGCTGTAGGAGCAGTAGGAGGAGTAACTCCTGAAGAACCCAAGAATGACTTCAAAGCGCCAGCTTTAAGATTCTGCTGTCTTTCTGTTTGAGCGATTTGAAGTCTCAACAATGCGTCTTCTTGAGCTTGTTTTTCTTGCGCTTGTTTAGCAGGCAAGTAAGCACCAATGGCATTTTGAATGCTTTCTCCAGTTGAGCCAGATTTGGTAGAACCCAAAAAACCTGCCGCTAAAGCAAGCATTGCAGGGTCCAATCCTCCACCAGATTGACGTGCTTTAATTGATGATTTCAAGTCATTAAGAGCACTTGAATAGTCATCATTTGCAGGATCGTCGGGCAATCCAGCCAAAGGCTTGAGTGCGCTTGTAATTAGATCAAGTGCCATGATTCAACCTTTATTCGTAATAATCAGACATATCAACAGGCTGATTGTTTGAGTCAACATAAGTTCCACTTGTTGGATCATATGTGACTTGTTGATCACTCAATTGACCTTTCAATACACTCAAATCAGCTCCACTTCCCAATTGAGTACCAGTTACACCAGTAACGCCAGAATTTAAAGCAGTTAACAAAGCATTTGGATCTGTTGAGGTTCCATTTAATCCCAAGGCTTTTGCAATACCTTGAGCGGCACTTACTCCATTTGAACCAGATGCAAACAACGTACCCAGACCAGCAATTTGAGCAAGTGGAGAAGGTCCATAAGTTGAAGCTGGTCCAGTGTATGTTTGATTGGTTGATGTGGGTACAGTGTATCCCTTCAATAAATTAGATACGTTGGTAGCTGTGTTCAATGGAGCATTGATCATGGCTTGATTTTGAGCTTGTCCAGCCGCACCCAATGTATTGGCAGTATTCAATCCAGAAACCGTAGCTTGCTGTTGACCTGTTCCAATATTTGACAATGCATTAGCCGCACCAGTGAGGTTTTGTTGGTTTTGTAGTGCACTGGTCACTGCATTTTGGTACCCAGACGCCAAGTTTGCACTCTCTTGAGCACCCAAACCTTGTTGAATTTGACCCAAAGTTTGACCAGTTGCATTGATCAATCTGCTTGATCCTGTATTACCAGAGCCAGCACCAAATGCTTGTAATGCAGGCAAAACGGTTTGATTGACGTTTTGCTGAGTATTGGTCTCAAGAGCTTTGTTTACATCAGTGATATAAGGATTCAAAAAGTTGTTGATTTGACTTGAACCAACGCCACCAGCCGCAGTTCCAGCCGCCGTGGCCGCAGTTCCAAATGGAGCCAAAGCACCAGTCAACAGGTTTTCCGTATTTGCAACACCAGAAGGACTGCCATAAATATCAGTTTGAAGCTGATTCAATGGGGCAACATAAGGCTGACCAGCCGCAATATTTCCCTGAAGGGTTTGATCAGGATTGGTTTGACTTGTACCAAGGTTGGCCAAATTGGTCAAAAAATTGTTGTAATACTGCGGAGCGGCAGTAGTACTTGTTTGCGTCGTATTTACATTGGGTGGCGCTGTTCCCGCAAATAAACTGGTAGTCATTGTTTTTTACCTTTCAGGTAGTCAAGGGGTGATTTTAATGCGTCGGGGGGGAGATCGCCTGGTTTTGCGGATCTGGCTCTTGCCCTGATTCCATGCATCATTTCATACAGTTTATCCGTACCAGCCTTTGTAGAACCGTTTCCAAGCGCCGCAACCACGTCCGCAGGGAATACAAACTCTCCATCTGCAAGCATAGCAGGAATGTCATCAGAAGTCCCGTCTCCGTCACCAGCAACGTGAGCACCAGCCCTAAAATCATGGCGGCCATCAACCACTGGCAAACCACCTTTTTTGTACGCTAAAGGCTCAACATGACCACCAGTTTTATAAGTTTGAGCTTCTTCAGAATTCAAATTTCCTAAACCAAGAATTTTGTCAACAGATGTTGGTGCTTGGCCATAGGTAAACCAATCATTTTGTAGACCAGATTTTGGTTTTGGTCCCTGCAAAGACTGTAAAAGTTGGGCTAATTTTGGATCAATCATAGGAATATTTTGTTCTTGAGATAAATTTTCAACTTGTTGCAAAACATTTTGATATTTTGCAGGATTTTCCATCATTGATTTCAGTAAAGATTCTGTGATGGGGTTAGGGCCTGGGCCGCTTATGTTTCCTGCAATATTTGATGCAGGCAAGACAGTTGTTATGTTTTGGTTTGTAGTTCCACCACCACCACCAGAAGGTGTTATTGAAGGCGTAATAGAAGGAGTTACTGATGGAGTTACAGGAGTAACTTTAGGAGTTACAACTGGCGTAATAACTGGAGTTACTGATGGCGTTACTTGTGGTGTTACAGACGGCGTAACTGAAGGTGTTATCTCTGGAGTTACACTTGGAGTAATACTTGGAGTTACAGTAAGGTCAACGTGAGTAACTTTTCCATCAGAAAGATTAACTGTCTTTAATGGTACCAAGTCTCCAGTGTTTGTATCTACACCACCACCAGTAACAGTAACTTTATTGAGTTTAACGTCAGAGTTATTTTCATCAGTTGATGAATTTGAAGATATTAAATTACCTTCAGCATCATAAGTATCAACTGTATATAAGCCTGTTACTTTATCAGTTGTCTCAACAACTTTGCTTCCATCTGGACTTGTTGTTGTAACTTCTTGAGTTTGTAATACAGGGTCAGTTACTACCTGAGTAACATCTTTATTGTCTTCAAGTGTAATTGAAGTTTTAATACCAGTATTTGGATCAGTGCTTACAACAGGCTGACCAACAACTAATTTTGATACGTCAATTGGAGCATTGTTAATATCAACAGCAGAACTTGCATTTGTATATTGACCGAATTTTTCTGAATTATCGCCTGGCTTGGCTGAAGATGCCACAGTTGCCGCATTCGTTACACTGTTTGGATCAATGACTTCTGATCCGCCAGTTGAAGTACCTGCATTGACTGTTGCAACATTAGAACTGCCACCAGTTGTACCAGTTGTAGTTGTTCCAGAAGTTCCAGAAGTTCCAGTAGAAGAACTGCCAATTTGATTTTTAACTTCTTGAGCACCTGCCGCAATAGCCGCGTTAATTGCTATGGCATCAGTACTTTGTCCTGCCAATGTTCCACCAATAACTTTGTTTACGGCGGCTTTGCCTGCGGCGCTGAGGTCAGAATACCCTGGAATCTGAGCACCGACCAACGGAACAGCCGCACTAATACCTCCACTGACTAAAGCAGTCAATGCATCTGCTTTACCTTGTGTTGCAATTTCAGCACCAGTTAATGCACTGGCCGCACCAGCGGCAAGCTTGCTTCCAACAGATCCCAAAGCATCAGAAGTTGCAGATGAGACAGCGTTACCAACAAGTGGAGCGGCAGTGATTGCACCTTCGGATAAAAGTCCTGAAGTTAAAGCTTTACCCAAATTTCCAGTTTGAGCGTAAGTCGTTGCTCCACTTACTAAAGGAATAAATTCACCGTTTCCAGTAACAGCCAAAGCAATATCAGCAAGTGGACCAAGACTTGATGCAACGCTCTTTAACCATCCACCTGATGATCCGCCAGTATAGGTAAGATTTTGACTTGGATTGGCAATAGGAGTTGCTTTACCAGTTGATGGGTCAACTTGGAAAAAATAATTTAATGTTCCACCAGATCCATCTGGCTTGCTGACAACATAAGTATTTGGCGGTGCAGTAACTACGTTTCCTGATGCATCTTTATATGTTGATACAGCGTGAGGAGTTAATCCTTGGCTCAGAATGTCAGAAGCATTTGCGCCAGAATTAACTTGTGCCATTAAAGTATCTAAACCTGCGTTTTTAATACCTTGTTGCGTTTGACTATTGTATTGGCTTAAAAAATCTTGTTGTGTTCCAGTTTGAGATTGATTATTTGCTGTTGATCCAGTATTTAAACCAGAATTGGATGCAATATTTGATATGCCACCATTTGGTGAAATTGAAGACAATCCACCTGTAATTGGAATATTGTTTGCTGTATCAGCATTAACAACGGTTTGTGCAAAAGGACTTATGCCTGAACTGGCTCCTCCAGTTGTTCCAGAAGAAACAGCAGGAGCAGTTAATGTGTTGTATTGAGTATTGACTACATCAGAAGTTGTGCCGTAGTGCTGTGCGATAGCGTCAGCAAGACCTGGTACCGCTCCGAGACCACCAATAGATGAAACTGCCTTTGCCACATCACTTGTGGTTGCAGTAGGGTTAGCCGCAAAGTATTGGCTGACAAGTGCTGATGGATCGGTATTAGTTGTCATTGCGGATTAGGTGAGAAGTTGTTTCTGAGGTCCAATGCCCACTTGTCCCAAGAGTCATAACTGTATGGGTCAGGAACCTGTGAATTGTTAAAAAGGTCAATACCCTTTAATCCCACAGCCCAGCTTTGCCATAGTGTTGTTGGACTTGGTATCTCCAATTGATTCCCAGCAAACGCTTCACACATAAGTGAAGCCCAAGAATCAAAAGTATGGTATCTTGGATCATAGATAAGCGGTGTGACATTGATTTGATTGTATGGAATTAAACTCATGAGTAGCCCCTCACGTCTCCAACGTCTGCATCCAACATCAGTCGTCCAAGCTGGTAATTACCGCCAGCAACATTAGAGACAAAACGCAATCTCATTTCACGTCTTTGTTCTTTTAAGTCAATCTTGCCAGTGTTTGCGTCAAAAGTATAGGGGCCAGACGTTTGGTCAGAAACTTGTGCATATGGACGTCCAATAATGTACATATCCATAGTACCTGACAATATGAAATCAGGCTCAACTCGCTCAACTCTCCACCATTTGTTGACAGCACTCATGGGAGCAAATTGAGCAGAATTTCCTAAAATGTAAGCAAGAGAATTGGTCTCAAAATAACTATTGATGGCCAAAACTTGCTCATTCTTGATCGCATCTGTACCCACTTCGTGTTGATACAAAGACACAAAATTCATTATAGAACCCACTAAAAGTGAGAATGATGAACCAGCAGGTATGGATGCACTCAGTGTGTTGCCAACAGAATACCCAGTGCCCCTGTTATCGATTGTGACGGAAGTAACAGAACCACCACTAACAACAATAGTAGCGGTTGCTCCAGTTCCAGTACCGCCAGTAAGAGCAATATAAGAGTAAGTTCCATTTGTGTAGCCTGAACCAGCATTAGCAATCGTTGTTACATTCACACCGCCAGTGTAGTTGTAGTTCCAATCTGCATTTACGGGGTAATGGAAAACTTGAGAGAAGTAACCTGCACTACGTTGAGAACCCATGGCTTGACCTGCGTCGTACCATGTGCCTTCTCTGATGTTGTAGATAATTGCATCTGTGCATTCTGTGGCAGATCCTTTGGGGTAGAACCACCAAATCTCACCGAAACGGGGCACTTTGGTTGCATAAACTTTCTGCCTATATGCGTAGTTCAGATTGTCAAAAAAGTAGTTTTGATTCATGTCGTTGGGGATCTCTTTGACCACACCGTTGTACAGCAAGAATCTATCTACACCACACCAATAAAAAATGCCGTCATACTCAATCACCGACTGAGAAGACAAAATGGACGATTGAGACGTGATCGTGTCATAACGCCAATAAAAAGTCTGAGATACTTGAGTGGAACCAGAACCAGTCGTCACAGTTGTTGGCGTATAAGACACGCGAACCACGCTGTCCAAGCTCCAAAACAAGCCAGAAGGTGCGTTCACACCACCGCGGACGGGTAAGCCTTGGACAATCTTTCCAGTGGCCACATTCGTCGCATTGGCGGTCGCTGATACCCAATCGTTGACGTTATTGGCACCAGAGTTTTGAATCAATCCATTGTTGCCGTAAACAAAAACATATGGAAAAAGACTTACTACGCCACCAGAAACAGCAATGTTGTTGTCAAAAGTTGCTGAAACACTTGAATTTGTAGCAGTGGCTGGAAGGCTCAATGTTATTGTGGTCCCAACAACAGATGACACTGTGGTGCCTGATTGAATTCCCGTTCCAGATACTGTTTGTCCAGCACCAATGATGAATTGGTTTGTCAAAGGAGCCACAATCGTAGCTGTTGTGCTTGAGCTTGTGATGCTGATATTTTGAGTAAAAACACCTATTTTGGAAGCGCTTGAACCAGTGATGTTGCCAGCCAAAATGGGTGAATTTACAGCGTTGTTGATGTCGGATAGGTTTTGCCCTGGATGTGCCAGAAGAAGATTATTTCCAGAACCCGTTGCATCAAAGAAATTATCAAACTGCCACAAGTTATTGGATGAAACTGTAAAGTTTGATAGTGCCCAATCCGTGATACCAGCACCAATTCCATCATTGTTTACTGGAATGGACTGCAAACCATCAGAATAGCCGCTAAAAACGACTGTATAACCATTTTGAGGGCTGACATAGATACCGCGTGATGGGCCTGCCAAATAGCCTGTAATCTCTTTGTATCCACCTATTTTTCTGGGGCGGCCACGCTGAAACCTTACCCACTGCCCATCTCTGTAGAACAGCGAGTCAAATAGAGTCCCATCCCTCTGAATCCCAGGCTTGGTAACTATTTGATAAATTTGCTTGGTCATTAGAATGCACCGCCAGAAATACCACCGCTAAAAGAACCAGTTCCTGTGACAGATATGCCAGAAGAATTAACATCAAGAACCTCTGAACCCAAGACAGTGATGCCAAAACGACCAGTTCCAGGGCGATAAATACCTGTGGAAGTCTCAGAACTAAAGTTCAAAGTTGGGTTTGATACCGTACCATTTGCAATACTCAAAGCAGTCGCACCAGCTTGTGTTGTATTCGCGTTTAGGAAATTTTTACCATCACAGAACAATGTGGCTTGGCCACCAGAAGGCACCGTAGCAGTAGAACCACCTGAAACACCAGTTGTACAAGTCAATGTGTAAGCGCCAGATGTCTGGTTGCTGATCACATAAAGATTTGCTACTGGAGGAAAAACAATTGTTTGATTTGAAGTTAATGTGCCAGCGTATTCTTGGAGCGTATTGGATGCTTGGCTGGCAGACAAAGTGTATGAGCCACCCGTTACGCTGAGAGTCAATACAGAGTAAACAAAGGTTGAGCTGGTGCCGTAACCAACAGTTACAAAACCAGTGCCTGTGCAGACGATGAAGGCAGAATTCCCTGGCTGGAAGGTCTTGGTGGTAGCCCCGTCAATCAAATCTGAACCAGAGCAAGCCAAAGTCACTGTACCAGTTCCGTTGTTCTTGAACAAAAAGAACCAACGACTGCCCAGTGTTCCAGATGCAGAAAGGGTTACGGTAGTGGTGCCGCCAGTCCAAATGTAAATAGATGCTTGGTCTCCAGCAAGGAAGGTATAACTTGCTGTTAATGAGTTGACAACATATGCTTGATTCAATGTGGCTGAAATTGGTTCTAAACCGTATCCAGCAAGCGTTGATGCAGTACCACTATATGTACCTGCGCCAAAAGCCAAAACACCCCATGTGCCGTTCTGAGTGGTGTTGTTGGTCAAATAAATGTATTCGGCTGAACCAGCAGGCACAGAAACAATACTGGTTCCAGAGTATCCAACCACTGTAAACGCATAAGATCCAGTGTTTCGGATCATTGCATCTTGGCCTACTGATACTTGGGTGGCATCAGGCATGGATACCGTGTACCCATTACCAGTAAAACTAATGTCCATGATACGGGCGGCTGGGTTCCCAGTAGTCCCGTTGATTGGCCAAAACAGCGTTAAATTGGCCGTTTGGTTTTGATACAATTCATAGCTAACATCGGTTGGCTGAATCGTGTTGCCAGTAAATGGAGAGGTATAAGTTGTCATGCATCCACCGCAATGGCTTGACGATCAGCAATACGCAATTTGTCCTCATTCATGAGGGTTTGCATAATTAAATCGTACTGTTGTTGGAAAATAGGCGCTCTATCATCATTTTTAAGGAAGGGCATGGCTTGGAGAAGCGAGCCAAACAATAAAGCCTGTGGGGCGTATTGTGTGAACCAGTTGGTCTGATTGTATGAGTCAAGTGGCTGGACTCTTTGGTAGTACAAGACTTCAAAAGAGTAGTTTTGATCTGGCGTCGGTGCCACCAACCAGTTGTCGTAGTCATAGTCAGCGTAATACAAAGGAGTTGAAGTATTTGACTGAATGGGCCAATACTCTTTTAAGTACTCATATTTTCTGAGTAAAACAGGCTGATCGGTATTGGTTGAAGGAATGGTCAAATTCATTGACACTGTTTTGTGCCAACGTGCAGGTTTTGGGACAATGTTTGATCCAGCCACCATGGTTGATTCTTGGACCGTCAAGTTGCCCAAAAACTTGATTTGAGAAGCAATAACTTGCTCCGCCAACATAATAAAAAGTGGAATATTGGAAAGTGTAGTGGCGTCAGTACGCTCCAAATAGGTTTGAATGTTCAAAACCAAGGAGTCATACGTCATCACACTGGTGCTGGTCGCCATAATCTCGGTGCCTTTCTATACACTACCACAAGGGCATTTTAGTCCCCCAACCCCATCTAATCAAGCATTCAGTATGCGTTCACACTTATGCATTACAGCCTCTCGCTCTTTTGCTCCAAATTCACCACCATTGATGACTTTAGTTAATGCCAAGTAGTTTTTGGCTTGGGCCAGTTGATTGCATCCATGCGTTTTCCAGAACCAACCCCCAATTGCGGCCGCATACTTGGGTGTACGGGCCAAATCTGGGTTGTGAACCAAATCAACCCCCAAGGCTTGGCCTGCGTGCCAGAAGTTGTCATGGCCAGTCAATTGACAGATTGCCGAACCCCTGAACCGCCATCCGTCCCCAGACTTCTCGTCTCGGTTGCCCATCCTATTGGAATAGATGTGGTTAGCTATCTTTTCTGGCTGGTGAGCATAGATTAAGGCTTCCTGCATGGTTGGAAAGCGCTTTGGCCACAACTTCATAAGCGTTTCAGGCTTATAGTTCAGGTTCTCGCTCAGGTCCTTGAAGTGGTTGGATTCATAGGAAAACTGGCCAATAAAGCAAGCCTGCTCCTCCGCAGTATCGATTCCCCAGCGGTCAAAGGTCTCATTGAGAGGGTCCAGCCACTGAGGACCAATGTCCATTTGGTGGAGTTGTTCAGCAGTGATCATTTGACCCCCTCATTAACCGTTTGCATCACTTCGTTATATTGACTGATGCAGGCGTTGAGTTTGACGATTGCTTTGTCTCCGTCTGAGGCGATGGCGACAATATCTTTAATAGCCTGTCGGTCAGATTCGGCTCCATTGGCTTGATTTCTATTGGGGGCATCTGCACTGGCTTGTACACCACAGGAGGTGGGGAGGCGCAACTCGCCAGAGTCAATCCGAGCATTGATAGAAGCTTGCTTGGTCTTAATGTCATTTTTGGCCTGCTTCAATTGGCTGGTGGCTCTTGCGAGCTTTTGTCCGAGTTCGACTTCTTTTGCGCGAGCTTCTCCATTAAGTCGCTCAATTTCTGCTTTATCTTCGTCAACCCGTCTTTGATAACCGTGATGATCTGAGACATAGTAACCTCCTGCGATAACCAACAACAAACCCACTGCCTTCATGATGAGGGCGTGGGGCTTTAACATAGGGAAAAACCCTACAAGATAACTCAGTACATATGCGATGGCTCCTGCGACCGTTGCAATGACTGCAATCCAGTAAAACAGGTCGTCAAAGAACCATGACAGCCAACTAAGCATTTCGCACACTCTCTCTTGCGTGAGCCGTTCTTAAACGCTCGTCTTCGCTCTCAAGAGTCGGTGGTCCAGCAGGTGGAGGAGGTGGTGTCCATGATGGATTTGGGGCCGTCATGATGATTGGTGCAGGCGGTGGGGGAGGAGGTGCCACATAAGCATCTTTGTTCGCTTTCGCCGCATTCATCATATTTTGGGCTTCATTGGTCAGTCCCTTAGTCAGAATGCCTCCAATACCGCCCACAATCAGCAAAACGATGTCGTTGAGCATCTTGGTATAGGCTTGATCAATAGGGGCCATGGCCTTGATCGGTTGAGACACAAAGGTCACCGAATAAAGCAGTGCCATCACAATAAACGCCAGAATCAGGGTCACAACAATGATCACAAATGATCGGACCCTAATCTCTATCTCATCGGCATTGAGGCGTTCCTTGGGGCTGTTGAGGAATGCTAGTAGTAGTTCCTTCAATTTTTTTCTCCAAAATGGGTGCGACTAAATACTCGGGACAATCTTGATTGAATTCACATCTGGGCTTTTGACAACGCTCTTTGCCAAAGTTGTCAGGGTCTTGGCAATAATACCTATAAGTGTCATTGCAACTTGTAATAAAAAACGGCAAAAATATACATATCAATATTGATGTGTATAGAAAATTGGATTTTTTAATCATTTGCCTTCAATCCTTGTCAAAGCTTTGTTGACCCTCAGTTCCATCTGCCTCACGTCCACATACATCCAAGCAATCAACGGAATCAACAACAACAAAACAACCAATAGAACAACAATCAGTAGGATGGCGAGTGTGTCATGCTGAGAATCATTAGCCATATCCACATTAGCATCAGCACTGTAATTACTGAAGCCACCATTCTTCCCCTGATTAAGTCTGCCTTTTGACGACGTTGCCATTTTGCATTACGCTCCTTCAGCATTTCCTCTCGCTTTGCTAGAGCCTGCACGTTGGCAATATGCCCAATCTGTTGATTTACTCGGGTGTACAAATCCTTCAATTCAAGAGGGACGTGATACACCATGTAATCACTCATTTCCGTATTCAACTTCTCCATCTGCAAATTGGCAATCGTTATCTTGATTGCGGCCTCTTGGCCTTCATCATTATTTGCATGGAGAGCAAATTCTTCCTGTTCTTTAACGTAATTCTTCAAGGCGTTGTACGCTTGGAAGAACTTGATGAGAGCATCACTGACCTGTTGGTAAATGAGGTTCTCGTCAAACTCTGGTGGAGGCTCTTTCTTCTTTTTTACTTTCTTTACTGGTTGTGCAACTTCTGGTTGAACTTCTTCTTTCTTACCAAAGACAGCACTTAAAAAACCAAGAAGTCCTTTGGCTTTCTTTTGTACCGCCTTTACATCCTTGACGACGCCATCAATTTCCTTGACTGCATCGGTGACAATTTGCCTTCCCTCCTTGTACATCTCACACGCATCTTTGCACATTTTGAATGCGCCAGATGCAAGAGCGACAAGGGTGAATGGGTCAATTTGTTACATCCCAAAAAAATGTTTGAAAAATGCCCCCGCAACGCCTGGGCCAAGAAGGACCAAGAGCATGACCCCATAGATTAAATACTCTATTTTGGTCATGCGCTTTTCCCCTTCCCTCAAAGACTGTGCAATATGGTTGTACCGAACATCACACACAGCAACGTGGACAGCCAAATCTTTTTCTGTATCAGCCATTTAATCAAAACCTATGAGTGTTTTGGCCAATGTTTTGCGCTTTGCCATCTTGGGTGAATCAGTGGATTTCACGGCCAATTTCTTAGCTGGAATCTTTTTGTCAGCAGGCACACCCAAGGCTTTATGCAAAGAGCCCCGATTTTGTGGTTTAATAGCATCTTGAATCCACTTTTTCTTTTCAGCCATGACAAACTCCAATAGAAAACTTGAAGGGAGAGGAAAGATTACTCTTATCTGTCCCGCTTGCACAAAAGAATTTCAAATCTTTAAAGCTCATTATCGTGGAAAAACAAATGCTTGCTCTAAAGAATGTTCTCACAAAATCAAACCCACCAAAGGCAAAACAATGATTGATCATTGTTGCAAAGAATGTGGAAAAGAATTTCAAACAAGAAAAGGCAATGGTGGAACGGGAGATTATTGTTCTATACCATGCATGGCTTTGGCCAGAGGCAGAAAAATGTCTGGAGCCAACCATCCAAAATGGAATAATGGGTCTTCTAAACGAACACATAAATCTCGTCGCGTAATTGCAGATCTTGTAAAAGAAAGAGGCAAGTGTGAAGAATGCGGAGCAACTGATAACCTTCAAGGACACCATATTAAATCGCATTCTCAACATCCAGTAGAACGAACTAACCCCGACAACATTCAAGTGTTGTGCGTGGCTTGCCATGCGGGAAAACATCCCAAATTGGCCAAGTTCATTCTTTCTGGACAAATTCATGCCTGATTTTTCTCCTCAGGTTGCACTTCTTCTACTGGCTCGGCAGGAGCCTCTTCGGTCACAACTGGTGTATCCACAACTGGAGAAGAATCAGCAGAAACAGGGGTATCACTATTAGCAACATTTTCAGTCTCCACGGGTTGTTCAACAGTATCAAGAACTGGAGCAATGAATGTTGGCTCAGGTGTAGGCATTGCAATAGGTGCTGGTGGTTTTACAATTGCTGGGCCAGGTTCTTGATATTTGGTGTGCAAATAATCAATAAAGCGGTGCATTTCATCTGAAACATCAGTTTCAAACTCATTCAAATGTTCTCTGATTTCTTTTAAAAATTGCATGATTAACTCCTTAAAAAGTGATTGAACCAGACGCAGTAAATGTGTACACAATGTACCCATTCGCAGTTGTTTGGCTTGGAATTCCAGTAGTGGATGCGGCTAGTTTATAGCTTGATGGATAACGGATGATGACAATACCTGAACCACCTGCGGCTCCATTTGAAACATATGCTCCTCCGCCTCCACCGCCGCCAGTATTTGCTGATCCCGCCGAGCCTGATGTTGTTGATGAACCATTTCCACCACCCCCAACACCACCATTCCCTCCTGTACCATTACTACCACCTCCACCACCACCCGCATAAGTGGTAACTGTGCCATTTATGGATGATGCTATGCCTGCTCCACCATTTCCAGCAAATGCGCCAGAAATTGGCGAAACATTTAATCCTATTGTTCCTGCTCCACCACCACCTGCACCAGCATAATATGAAGCATTTGCAGTACCTCCAGCATTTCCTTGACCACTTGTGCCAGATCCACCTACATTTGCCGCTGTAACAAGAGTTGCTCCACCACCACCAGAACCACCTGCAACACCAACAGTGTTTGATGCGCCACCACCTCCACCATTTGCTACAAAATTACCTGCAGACGATCCAGATGAAGCGGCTAATAAAACAGAATTTCCGCCTGTACCGCCAGTTGTACTTGAACTGCCACTACCAGCGGCGCCAACTGTTATCCAACATTGTGTCCCTTGAGTAACAGATGTAAGCCCAGCAATTACACCGCCAGCACCGCCACCGCCTCCACAAGAATACCCGCCACCGCCTCCCCCAGCAACCACAAGGTACTCAACAACAGGAGGAGCAATTCCAGTCCAATTCTGTGCTTTGACAGCTTGGCTGACTTGAGATAGCGTCCAAAGTCCAGAATACTGCGCCATATTAGGCTCCAGTTGAGGGTGTAGGTGTAGGTGTTGGGGTTACTTCAGGTGTGGGAGTTGGAGTGGCTTCAACCACAGGAGTTACATCAACCCAAGCCTTTGTAGGCTCATCCCATGCATAGATTTTGCCTTCATGAACAGGCATAGCAACAGGATTTACCCATGTCCATGTGGGTGCGCCAATCGTGAATGAATCGCAAGAAACACCGTTTCTGTCTACTGGGCGTGGAGCATGGAAAACATCGTTGTTTTTGTCGTAAACATAACCAATACCAGCATAGTTGGCTCTCAAAGGAGTACCGCCAAGTTTATGTTCACCAGCAATTGTGTTGTATGAAGTTTGTACCCACTCAGATGGGTTGCCCCAATGACCTGTTGCTAGTGTTTCAGCATCAATAACGATGACTTGATCGACAATTCCGTTTGTAATATGGGCAAAATGACTCAAAATATTCTCCTTAATGATGATTGGCAAATTCGCCATGATACAAATCTCTTGCCTCTTGTGCAACCAAATCAGCAAGTTCTATGTCTTGAAAAAAACCAATGTGTTTTTTCTTTCCTTTGAAACTTAAAGAAACGCTCCAAGCATTATTACTTTTTACCCAAGCAACATTTTTAAATCCAGATCGATTGTTTTTGTGTAATGTTCTATTTCGACAATTTTCTGATTTTGTTGCAACTCTTAAGTTTTCAATTTTATTATCTAATCCATTGCCATTTTTGTGATCTACAAATTCTGGTAAAAATCCGTGGTGATATAAAAATACAAGTCTATGAGCTTGATACCTTTTCCCATCAAGACCAATGGTGTAATAATCTTTTGTTGCTTTTAAAGAACCTGCAACATCGCCCGCTTTACCAAGACGAGATGTATTTTTTTTGCGTATTAAATGACCATCTTCTCGATATTCAAACATTTCTTTAAGACGTTCTTGGGTTACCATGTTAACTCCTTAAAATGTGATTGTTCCACTGCTTGTGAAAACGTAAATCTGATAGCCCGAATTGTAGAAGACTTGTGGGCCACCAGTAACAGATGCAGGAGGTGCTGTGTTGGCTGGGTAGCGAATGATTACTATGCCTGAACCGCCATTACCGCCCGCTGTGAAGCTTACATAAGCAGAATAAGCCCCCGATCCACCACCTCCACCAGTATTTGCGCCACCTGCGCCACCCATACCGTTTGGTGAAGCGTTTCCACCATTTGGTGCCCCTCCTAAAGCAGTTGGAGGGGTTCCAGCATTGCCGTTTCCTGGTGCGCCTGCACCCCCGCCACCTACACCACCATTACCGCCAGCCGATGTGTTTGATGATCCAGCATAGCCACCACCTCCACCTCCACCAGCATAAAATTGTTTTGATCCTGTAATACTTGAAACAGTTCCAGTTCCGCCTTGACCAGCTTGTACATTGGTAACACCAGAAGTACCCGCAGAACCAGAACCGCCCCCGCCTCCTCCAGTGGTTGCATCTGAACTAGTTACTCCAACAGCACCAGCATATCCTTGACCCGATGTTCCTGTTCCTGCTGTAGTGCTTTGATAAGCACCCCCACCAGAACCACCATTTGATCCATTTGATCCATACGCACCGCCGCCACCGCCAGCAGTTGCAGTAATAGAACCAAAAATAGAATTATTTCCATTTGATCCAGATACGTTGTATGTTGAACCTGAAGACCCACCAGCTCCAACAGTAACGGTAATACTTGAGCCAGAAGTAACTGCATATCCCGTAGCAGTAAGAAGACCACCAGCGCCTCCTCCGCCACTTGCTCCACCAGCTCCCCCACCACCACCAGCCACAACCAAATACTCTACAGTTGCAGTAGGCAAAGATGTCAAAGGGTTTAATGTTCCTGTAATAATTCCCGCCAAATATGACTGACTCAAGATATCACCTCTTTTTTCTTGTTACGAGCTTCAATCATCATAGCCCTAAATTCAGGATCAGCCCATTTAGCTTTTAGTCTATCAGACTGCGCTTTATTTTGTTCTGGTGTTGCAACATAAGTACGCACGCCTATATGTGCTTGACGCAATTTTTCTTTGCCTTCTTCAGGCATTTTCCAACCTGTTCGTGCTTTAACGTGCTGTTCTGATTGTTTACGACCTTTTCTTGTCGCACTCATTTTTGCAATTGTTTCAGGTTTAGCTTTTTTGCCAGTAAGAGATGCACTAATTTTGGCTTTTTGCTCTTCTGAAAGAGGTCTACCCAAATACTTTTGACGCATGAACTCACGAAACTCAGGTGATCTTTGCGTACCATACATATGATGAAATTCACCTCTAAACCCTGTATAACCAAGACCTCCTGCGGTAATGTTATAACCTAATGGTGTGCGTGTTTTATAGCCTTCAATCAGCTTAGATTCCATCTCATAACAGTATTCTGCGGTGCTTTTGCAAAGTATCTGCAAAGAAAAATTATCTTTACCATGCGCTTGTATGGCATTTCTTAATATTGATCTTCGACTATCTTGTGGTTTTTCACAATGTTTTTTAAACCGTTTTTCTGGGTTTTTTGAAACGCCAATATACTCCATGCCATTAACGGCATTAGTAATTTTGTATAAATAGGCAATTTCTTGTTGCATGATTAGAACGTCACAGTTCCGCTACCAGTCCAAGTGTACACACGATTCTTGTATCCTAGTCCTGTTGCAAATGGGGATATTTGGTTCCAAGATGGTGTCCCAGTTGTTGACAATATGATATTGTTTGATGAATTGTCAACAAGATAAGATCCAGATACGGTATTCAAAAGGAGTAATGTTCCAGAAATTGCAGTCAATGGCTTTGTTGATGGTGTAAAATTACTTGTATAAACTGCTGTATTTGTTAATCTTGTATTGGTAATATAACCTTGCAAATACTCGTTGTTAGTTACATCAAGATCACCAATAGCAAATGCCGTTGCTGAAAGATTCAAAGAAGATGTGGCAGTTCCAAAAGAAACACCATTGATATAGCCAGTTAATGTAGTTCCACTTCTAACATAAGCAACGTGATACCATTGACCAACTTTTAAAGAACCTGTGCTAGAAGTTAAAATTCTTCCAACACTATTGTTGTAAATAGTTAATACACCAGTTGAGTCAGTTCCTATATTGAATCCATTTGTTCCCCTTGTTGTAGAGAAGAAATCTTCGTAATCAACAAGCGCATTTAAATATACCCAACATTCAATTGTAAAGTTTCCTGTCCCAACTGAAGAAGTAAGATTTCCAGTTAAATAACTAGAACCATTAAAGTAAACACTACCACTACCACTTGTAGAAGCAGTATATGTTCCTGTTAATGCTGATGGTGCGTTATAAGTGTCTGGGTATGAAATGATGACGATGCCTGAGCCGCCCTGACCAGGTGTTCCACTTTGACAGCCACCTCCTCCACCTCCAGTATTGACAGTGCCATTTGTTCCATTAGATGAACCTACTGCTCCTGCACCTCCACCCCCTGCACCACCAGAGCCAGCAGTTCCACTAATAATTCCACCGCCACCACCACCAGCGTAAGTAGTTACAGTACCTGATATTGAACTAGCAATACCTGCACCACCATTACCAGAAACACTAGAAACACCAGTTAAACCAACAGTTCCTGAACCACCACCACCTCCTGTAGGGCCAACACCGCCTTGTGGAAAATTTGCTCCACCAGCGTTTCCTTGGCCAAAAGTTCCTTGTCCACCAAAATAATTAACGCTTCCACTACCTGCCGCACCGCCTCCTGAACCACCAGATGCAACATTACCTGAAGTGGCAGAATATCCACCACCTGTTGCACTTATATTTCCAAAAATACTATTAGTTCCTGATGAGCCTGAACCAGTACCACCAGAACCTACAGTAACAGTAATTGATGATCCATTAGGAACATTTACAATGCCTTGAAGCAATCCACCTGCGCCTCCACCACCACCCGGACTTGTTGAACCCCCACCCCCACCACCAGCAACAACTAAATACTCAACATAGTTAGTCGCAATAGAGCCTGTCCAAGCCTTTTGAATCAAGCCTTGTAACTGTTGTTTAAGATTAAAGATTCCGTTAGGCATAATTTAAAACGTAATCGTTCCTGATGCGTTGAACACATACACTCTGTATGGGCCTGAAATATACGTTGTGGGTGAGCCTGTTGTTGATGTGGCTTGAGATAGATAAGCAGGGTATCTGATGACTACGATTCCTGAACCGCCTGCTGATCCAACACTATTAACTTGTGCAATAGCCCCACCACCTCCACCAGTATTGGCAAGCCCAGTAGTTGATGATGAATAACCTCCATTACCACCACCACTTGAACCTAAAGAAATATTAGTGGTTGAATTTCCAAGTCCACCACCGCCTCCACCTGCATATTGTATTGGTGAGCCTGTGATTGAAGATACTGTACCTGTCCCACCATTACCAAAATTGTTGCCTGTTGGTGTAATTCCTGTAGAACCTGATCCACCACCACCTCCTCCACCATAATAAGATGCAGAAGCTACACCACTACCTCCAGCATTACCTTGGCCTGATGTTCCAGAACCACCTGAACCACCTGTGCTAAATGAAGAACCTCCACCACCTGAACCACCACTAGCGCCAACATTTAGTGAAGAATTAACACATATAGCCCCACCGCCACCGCCTGTAGCAGTAATGCTTCCAAAAACGGAATTACCACCATTTCCACCAATTGCGGTGCTTGTACCAGCAGTTCCACCAGCTCCTATGGTTACAGTAATACTTGACCCAATAGTAATTGCATAACCAGTAGCTTGGAGCAAACCACCAGCGCCACCGCCACCTCCTCCATTACCAGCGCCTGTTACACCACCAGTACCTCCACCACCACCTCCAGCGACAACAAGATACTCTACTGTTGTTACAGGATAGTTCAGCCCATTGTATTGAGCACCAGTAAATCCACCAGGGTGTGATTGAAACGTCATGGTTTAATCAGAGATTGATTCGTAAGAAACAACAAAAGTGAGATTGTTTGCAGTACCACTTGTGATGCTGATACATGAGTTTTCATTCAAATAAAACGCTGTGGTCTTATCGCTCAAAATAACAGTTGAATTGGGTGGCACTGAAATAGTCGATGCAAATGGATATGCAGTACCGCCTGATGGGGCAGAACCTTGAGCCGTTGCATTGGTGTAAATAGCCGCAGTTGCATTGACTGCACTTGAGCTGGTATTACAAGCCATGATGGTGTCGATCTTATAAACCAAACCACTTGAAGCGGCATTGTTCAATAAAGACACTGCTGTTGTGCCAGAAGGCGTGTATTGAGTCGTTAGTCCGTAAATTGATGCGACCGTGACGATATTAGGATTTGACATTTAAATTCTCCAATTAATACTTTTGTTTTCAAACTAGAAGCCAAACACCATTGCCATCGCAATGGATTTACCTGTTGAAATACCACCTGATACTGCTGTCCATGTTGGAGGTGATGACCCGTTTGACTGCAAATAATAACCTGCTGTTCCAGCCGCAGTGAATGCATAAGCAGAACCTGTTCCATATGCCACCGCACCCGCTGTAGGAGTTGCAGTACCACCAGTACCACCATATCCAACAGCAATTGTTGTTGCATTCCATGTACCCGTTGTGACAGTGCCAAGGGTTGTTATTGCAGTTGTACCTTTGCTTGCAACAAGTGTGTTGTATGTATTGGTTCCAGTGCCAATAAACAAAATGCCATCGGTAATATTGACTGCAAGTTCACCAGTGGTAATGGTGCCGCTTCCTGTGGTTGGAACGTGACCAGTGGTGCTACTGTTGTAGGTAATGATTGGGGTATAGCCTGGTTGAGCCATTAGAATGTTCCTCCATTGATGCCACCAGTAATTGTACTGTTTGTGGCGTTAATTGTAATCCCTGTGCTTGTGTATTGGGGTTGATTTCCAGTAGCACTTGCAGAATAAGTGATGTAGTTTGTTGCCCCTGATCCAGCAGTCAAAGCAAGGTTCGTTGCGTTTGTTGCATTTGTTACCGCAGTGGTACCAATTACAGAAACCACTTGGGCGGCAGTTGCGGCAGTAAACGCAGAAGTTCCATTGCCGTAAGCCAATCCACTCAGTGTTGCAACTCCAGTTCCACCGTTACCAACCACCAAAGTACCAGCTAAAGTGATAGCCCCAGTGGAAGCAGTTGAAGGTGTTAATCCTGTTGTTCCAGCGCTGAATGTTGTCACACCGCCAGCAGTACCATTTGATGCCGTGGTAATCTGACCTTGGGCATTTACAGTAATGTTTGCATTTGTGTATGACCCAGCAGTGACAGCAGTGTTTGTGATGCTGAATTGACTACCAGTTAGAGTTAATCCAGTGCCCGCTGTATAAGCCCCAGGGCCCGCAATTTGAACAAAGTTAATCGCCGTTGTACCAATCGTGATTGGCAATGCAGTTGTTTGAACCCACTGCGTGTTGGTGTTAACGGTTCCGCTAAGAATAAAGGTGGTATCACCTGGTGCGATTTCATTCGTACCAGTACCAGTTTGGTCATAATCTGTTGCTCTGGTCAATACCCAATTTGTAGAACCAGAACCTTGATTTGTAACTGTATAAATACCGTTATACGCACCATTTGATTCATTTTTAACCAATACTCTGGAGGCATTGCTTACATCAGTTGATGTGAATGTATGTCCATCAATAACCAATGCGACTTGTGTTCCTGCATTAGTAATTGTTGCTCCAACACCAGATGTTCCATTGTTATATGTTACTGAGCCTAAATCTGCGGTTGTTCCATAGTTACAAGCGGCATGGTAGTTGACGTTTGAAATTGCGGCATCAACGTATTGTTTGGTCGTCAATTGCAAAGCTTGTGTGGGGTCTTGGGTTACCGCAACCGATGTCAATCCACCCAAAGTGAGGCTTGTTGCGCCTAATGCTATGCTTGTTGTACCAATGGTAACAGTGCTGTTGGTCAGAGAACTGTTGCCAATATTGCTCAGTGTATTGGATGAACCACTGATGGTTTTATTGGTCAGCGTTTGGGTGCCAGTTAATGACACGCCATCTGTAATTCCATAACCAGACAATGTTGTGGGCGTAGAAGTGATTGAACTCCATGCAGGAGTCACAGTCACATTGCTTGCCGCTGTCAATTGTCCTTGAGCGTTAACAGTAAATGTACCGACTTGAGTGGCTGAACCATAACTACCAGCAGTCACTGCGGTATTTGCAATCGAAATGGTGCCTGTAGAGGTAATAGGACCACCTGTAAGGCCAGTTCCAGTGGCAATTGAGGTAACACCAGTGCCAGTTGTCACCGCGCCCCATGCGCCGTTTGCATATCCTTCAAATAGACCAATATCGCTGTTGTACCTGAACATACCATTGACAGGTGATGCAGGTCGAGCAGAGGTACCGCCGATGGGAAAGGTCAAACTAGCGGACCCTGGTACCACTGGATTGTTGGCCAACCCAATCGTCGGAGCCCCACCCGATCCGTTTCCGTTTGAAACAGAAATTTGATTGGATGCCCCAACCAATGTCACTTGGCTGACTGCCGTTCCATTGATCGTGACAAATCCAGTGCCTGAAGTACTAGCAAAATTGGCCAAAGTACCAGATATAGAAAGCGTTGGGTTGCCAGATATACCGTCACCATTACTGATTGACAGACCGTTGCCAGTGACTGTTATGGAGCGATTGACAATTGTATTTGCCGTTGATTTGACCAACATCCCATAACCAACAGACTCCAAGCTGGCAGATGAGCCATTCAAAGAGATTTGGATACTAGATTGTGCGCCGTTATCAGTGATGCCCAAGCCTGTGCCTGTAGCCAAATATCGGCTAGAGGCCAAGGGGGAAGTAGTTCCAACAGTGATAAAAGTATATGAACTGAGTGCGGGAGTGGCTTGAATTGCACCAGTCGTTGTTTGGACCGTCACTCCATTTTGGACGACAGGAACCGCCTCTGTGCCAGTCAGAGCAGAGGCTTGGGGTAATTGGGTTATCTGTACATTTGCCATGTTGTTACTGCCCTGGTGATGGACTGAGTGTATCTAGGTTTCCGTTGTCTGATGGTGTTTGTGTGTTATTTTCAGGTGACAAATCCCACTGATTGTTGCCAGTGGTTTGAATTGCATCTGGCACCACAGGTATTGCCTCGTCTGGCCTTGGAAAACGAATGTTAATCCGCTCTGTCCTTCTGGCCGCTAAACGATATGGGTCCTTCTCATCTTTGCATCCTTGCTCACACACCCTTAGACCAGGGAAGTTAAAGTCCGCACTCAACTCCGCATGGGGGCGCTTCATCTTGCAACGGTCGCATACTGCGATTGCGATGTCTGAATAGCCGCGAGTGTCAAGAAATAACGGCATTAGACAACCTCCAAACGATTGTTTTTTCGGATATTGTCAATAGCAGGTATGACTTGTAAGTTCCAAGGAACGTGCATACCAGATACAGATTCACCCTTCATGGGAATTATATGATCCACATGATATTTGAGTCCAATTGAATTAAGAACTGAACAGTATTTATAAATACATTCCATTTCAAAATTATCTATTGGCAATAACCAAGCAGGCATACGTTCTATTTTGCTTGCTCGATATTTTTGAACATTTTTCAATCTTTTTTCAGGATTGTTTTTTTGCCAAGCAATAGTTGCCTCATTCTTTTGAAGTCGATACTTTTCTTTTCTTTCAGGATCGGCATTCAACCATTGTTTATGCTGTTGATTTTCTATATCACGGTGCAGTTCTTTATGTTTTCTTCTATGTTCTGCTCGTTTTTCAGGATTAGATTTTCTCCAATCATTAAGCCTAAGTAACGCACAACCTAAGCATTCACCATTTCTTGTTGCTCTTTCCGTTTCATGACCACGCAAACAAGGCTTGCCCGTGTAGTAACGGGTCAATCCTTTTTCTTTAGCTTGTGATCTTGAAATAACATTCATTTTTAATACTTTTATCTAGTATATACACTTATGTTAGGTGAAAAGTATTCAGGAGACCTGTCACGTTCTTCATTTTCCACATCAGCAAGGAATTTGTCAGCCATTTTTTCAAGATAAGCAATTCGATTTGCATCAATTGCAGGCAATTCCAAGCTCATACGGTGAGCCAGCATGAAAATCACAGCCTCATACCATCTTTGAGGTATTGCCAACTGTCCAGATAGGGATCCAACGTCCTCAATGTAGGCTGAGTACCATACTGTTGCCTGTACAAATGAAGTATTTGGGACTGGCCACAGTGTAATTGTGGGCTGATTGATTGTTCTTTGGAAATAATACTGGAATGGCTGGTTCGCAGTGAAGTTTTTGTTAGGTAAGTTGGTGTAATCATCTCTATTTAGTCGTGACATCTCAATTTCACGACTATTATTGCCTAAATACAGCTCTCTCAACGCCAAAGTTGTGCCATTTGTGGCCACCATGCGGTAGTAGCTGACGTTTGCCCCTGGGTCAATGTCCTGCCACACCCATTGTCCATCTTGAACAGCCACATTTGTGCCCGTATACAAGGTTTGCCAGTTGGTACCATCAAGAGACGCCTGCAATTGGTAGTTCCAAGTGGCCGTTCCAAAGCCAGCAATGTAGGGCATGAACCCAATTGAACCGATGTACTGAGGATTGTTGGTCCCGTAGATCACTTCAAAGTTGCCATTTGGTGAATTCTGCTGGCAATAGGTGTTGGTGTTGTTGTCATAAAGGTTAGAAACGACTCCACCTGCACTCGATGTGTAATTGCCTGAAGGCTGGGCCATTTGGCGATACAAGACGTTTAATGCGTCATTGGCACCCACAGGTAGCAAGTACTCATATTGATTCGCTACAAGGCCGATTACAGTCTTATATAGGGCAAAGTATTGAATGCCGCGGTTCATCATGTTGGACAAGAGAAAATACAAGTTTTCTCTGGCGGCAACTTGCTGTTCTGAAGTGGTTTCTTCAGCTAATTTACCGCAACGACGAACCGCATGATCGATGACGGTTTGAACGCTGACAATAGTCTGACTTGTCGTTCCTGAAAAACTCATGCCATTTCCTTTTTAGCTTTTAGAAATGCTTTCGTAGCAATCATTTTTGCAATACTTTCAGCTGATAATGCGGCTTTTGTACCAATTTTATTCAATTGACCATTAGCAATTAAAGGATGAATTCTTCCATGTTCAACATAATGCATTACCCTTAAATTTTCTACTCGATTATCTGCATGAATTCCATTTATATGATCAACTTGATCACCCTTTTGTAAAGGAAATATAAACGCATCTGCAACCAATCTATGAACCAAAAATGATTTACAAGGTTTGGTTCTTACACCGCCATCTCTTAATCTCACTTCAACATAAGGTTTGGTTCTACCATTATCTTTTTTTGGCGTAAGGGCCATGATAATTTCAGGCACTGGAACTTCTGAACCGTTCCTACCACGTCTCATCCTAGCCAAAGATTTAACATTGCCAAAATTACTCACTTGGTATCTGCCTTCATAACCTTTTATGTCTTTCCAAATTTCACCAATTTGGACACTTCCATCTTTGCATTGATGCTCTTGCACGACTGCCCCTTTCAGACTTTTCTGCGATAGGAGCCATTCTAGCACAAAACGAATCTTTTCTCGCGCCGCCTTGAGGCTGTGGTGCCTTCAAATGGCTACCAGTCTCACGGTTATATTTTGCCCTACCTTTGGCCGTCAAGCCAGCTCCCTTTTCAACAGAGAGCTTTTCACCGCGTCCAACAGCCAAAGAAGGACCGCCCTCTTTGTGCTTTGCTGTCTTGGCTGATTGTTTGAATGCCTCGGCTGTGGGAGCGCCTGGTGCCCCTGGCTTTCTCATCTTTTCCTTTGATCCATGGGCTATCCGTTCCTGTTTAGCATGGATATTGGCATAAAGTCCGCCTTTGGCCATCTTCTTCTCCTTGTCAGCTTTCACAAATTCTTTGCCAACTTTTTGTGGAACGCCACCGAACCCACCATTGGTATGGGCGGCGGCCTCCATCAATCGATGTTGAGCAGGTGATTTGCTTGGCATTATGTACCAACGCCCGTTACAGAATTATTGTTTTGAATCAATTTACCAATAATAATTGCCCCAGACAAAATAGCAGTTGAACTAGTTGTAGCAATTTGCCATTGAATATCGGATTTTTGTGGGTATGCAAATGGAGCTGACGATCTGTCAATTACATACACTGAACTAAAGCCTTGAGTCAATACATTGTATTGAACACCATTTACTGTTTGTTGAACGTTGTAATACATTCCATTGCCACTGCCCAATGTATTATCAGAATTAACTTCTACTACATTCAAATAAA